TTAAGACCGTACTTCTTGCAGAGCATAACGCAGAGTTCAACAGCATTCTGCCACGCTTTACGGAAATAATCTTCCTGCTTTGCTGCATCATAACCCACCATCACCGACCCAGATTTATACGAAAACCCGGCGGGTTCACAGATTTCAAAGCCAATATGGGTATTGTTGGCGGATCCTCCTGCATGCCACCCGCGATGATCCCAAGGCAGGTATTGCCAAATCTCTTTATCGTCTACAAAAGCGTGAACACATACCTGCCTATTTATTTCGCCGGCCTTGTAAGATTCGTTCCAACGGGAAAACCACTCAGCCGCCATTACACCCGGCACAGCCGTCGAATGTACCATGATTCCTTTAGGCGTGATTTTCCGGCCTGCCGTATAGCAGTCGTTTCGCGTCATGTATTTGGTAAAAAGCTTCATTTCTTCTCATCCTCCTCATTTGAGCGGCCATGCAGTTGTTCCAACGCATTCTTCAGCTTTTCAGGAATGGGCAGTCCCACATGTGCTGCATTTTCCAGTATTGAAATGCCCTCGTTGCTCAGATAAAAGAAAATCACCGCCGTCCGGATTACCCCGCCGTTGCCGAGCACCTGGCTGTCGATGATATGTCCCACACCCACCAGCACAAAAATAAGCACTTTCTTGAAGATGCCCTTGGCTCCGACTTCACTTGAAAGCTTCCTGTCTACAACGGCACACATCACACCGGTGAGATAGTCAATGGCCACAAAAGCAATAAGCGCATACAGAAAACCGTCCGGCCCGCCGAGAAACCAGCCTAAAAATGCACCGATCGCAGCGAAAACGATCTGCATCCAGTTCCAAACTTCTTTCATATTAAATCCCTCATTTCTTTATAATTTTCCATATAAAAAAGCACCTCTGTATCAACAAAGGCGCTTTCAATAATTAGACTTGTTCCATTCTATGGCTGAAACGGATCTACTCTTTGGATATTAAAGTCATATTGTATTTTCATTGTATTAGTAAGAGTTTTGGTTACCGGACTCGGAAGTAAAGTCATTGCTGCTATTGGTTCCCAAATGCTCCAGTAATATTGCCATTGATAAATTTGGCTGCCGCTTGGTACATAATACTTTTTGATTGCACATCCAGGAGTATCTTCTAAGAAGTACCGGTAGTCAAAGGTATGATCTCTATATCCAATATCAATAATGTTAAAGCTATTGTCTGTAATAAAAGTATAACTTCCGTTACAGACAAACCATGTATCCGCATCCCTTGATTGTAGCTTTAAATCATAGCCATCCAATGACATTGCACTGGTTGAAAACGGTCCAGCAGGTGAACCCACCGTACTTAAGTCGTACAGAGCTGTTTTAGTAAGATTCTCATCCGGATTACAAACTAAAATAAAAGTTTTACTTGTACTTCCGTTATAATACCTCAAAGGTATATATAATCTACCGTTTTTACAAGCCATCATGCCATTTTGCAAATAGGAATCAATACTACTGTACCAATTTGAAGGTATTTCTGGGATTTGTTTACCTATAAGGTTATAGTAGCTATCCGACAGAATAATTTCAGTTTTGGTATTGTCATCAAGGTTTAATATGTGCAACCTATTACTGTAGGACGGATACATCATGTAGACATAATTATTTTCCTGAGCCATCAAGTATGCTGATGGCCTGTAACTCGATGATGTCAATCCCATTGTTGTGTATAAATCAACTTCGGTATATTCTTCAGTATCAAGATTGATTATTGCCATACATACCTTTGCTGTATTGTAATTTACTCCAATAGTATAGAGTTTGTTGTTATATTTAAACACCCTGAATCTATATGAACTGTAGTTTCCTGGAGTGAAATTTGTTGATGCAGGAATATTTTTAGACTTGCTGCTATAACTGTCTAGTTTGAAATTTCTTGATATTTCCTTTAAACCATATAATATTTCCTGTGTTGATGAATCATATTTCATCTCACACCACCACAGCTTCTGAAACTTACCATTTGCAACACTTGTTGGAAAGTCAAATACAAAATGCAGATTGCTTTCCGTAAAGAAAGATTCGCTGAGATTAATTGTCCCTTTTACCGTACTTGATCCTGCATACGGCCGGGATTTGTCTGCCCAGCCTATAATATTTCCTTTTATAGCTCTTGCGAAACCCTCTTCTGGAGAAGCGTCATCTGTAAGGAAAAAATGTCGAAAAGGTGCTGTAAAGTATGAATATGATCCATTCTGCTCCGTATAATTACTATCTTTAACAGAAATTGAACTGCCTACCTCATCGTCATTGTACTCGTATTGCACACCCCATGGATTTCCTCTTATCCTGCAACAGAAATAATCCATGAAAGCCATTCTCGCAATTGAGTCGGTAATGCGATTCTCAGTCTTTATTTCACGTTCCAGCTTACCTTTCTCGTCAAACAACTGGATTGTAACTACACCCTTTATCTCGACATCCGGCTTCATCTTTATATGCTCTTTTATTGTTCCATCAATAAAGCTTTTGTCATAACCTTTAGCTTCATGCATTTCCTAATCACACCTCCTGCGTTAAAATAATATCTACAGCTTCAGTTGTCCGGTCTTCGCTGACATCAGTATATATAAGCATTTCAGTACATGCTGCAGGAATAGGAACTTTTGACTGTACTATATAATTGAAAGTCACTCTATTTGAACTTACGTCGGAGTACTTCAATTCTTCTCTTACTTCTGCATGGGGTATTTCCGAGCTTAAACCCCCTGTCAGATTTCTTCCGTCAATAGCAAGCTGCAGACCATTTGGCATAATTGTAATAGAACCCGTATCTAGACTGAGCTTTACGCTAAAATAGTGACCTCCTTCCGGAATGGCCACTAATGCCATAGGAATTGCTATTAAGTTATCTCCTATCTGCAGCTTCTGTTTTAAATTGACTGGAATGATACTGTTATCGAGACTATATTTTATAGTCAAAGTACAAACGGAAGAAGCATTTACGCTCAAAATCAAGTAAGACATGATATTCGTATTTCTCACAGTACCAATGGGCATATAAATGACTTCCTTTTCAGCAGTCCCTATAATGAGAGTACTGGGATTTGTAAAGTACAGCATGGAACTTAATGCCTGAGAGATTGTACTTGCTAAAATTTCGCTGTTTCTTGAGATTTCGGCAAAATACTGTTCAAGGGTACTTAGTGGTTGTCCAAGTTCGACTTTCGTATTCTTTGCACTTAAGATGTCTTTCTCAAGACTTATGACCTTAACTTTAATATCAATGCCGAGGATACTATGCTTCACCGTTACAATATCGCCTACTTCGACATGCTCAAGCACTTTATAATTTTTATACTCCTCGGTCTGCCCAAGCAAAATAAAGTCAACCTTGTAATTTACTTCTGGAATTGCATGGGCATCCAGATACTTTTGTGCTTCCAATCGCAGCAATCCTTCACTGTTTGCCTCTCTGAACTCTACAATTTTAACAAGGGCAAAGTCAGGATAATCAGAGTCCTGCCATTGTGGATTTAAGAGGTATTTTTCCGGCAATGTGATCCCATCCATGCCAACGGGATATATCCAGGTCGCCACATTATCGCAATTAAGTTTTTCACTGATACCGATGATATTCTTTCCGTACCGGATGTGAACCCCTCTGTCTGCGCCTTTGTTTTTATAGATTCCAATTTTAAAGTTATCCCGTTCCAACTCTCCTTGCCATTCATTTACAAGGAGAAAAACAGACTCTACTCCATTTTTCTTAACAAGGTATTGTGTAGCTGTTTCTACAATATCTGATTCCGAAGTATACACTCCTGTAAGTTCTAGTTCGTCCAAAATAATATCTAATGCTTCCTTACAGGTTTTATTTTCCGCTCGTCTATCCTGAATAACGTAATTTAAAAGGTCATAAAAAATATGCCGGGCATATGCGGTCACCAACCCTGCTTTACTGTCTTTGTTAGTGTTATAAATTCTGAATAGCTGCCCATCAGCCTTGATAACATTAAAGGGCTGAATATACTGCGCCTTTTTCGAATACAGGGGATAGGATATCACCAACTCATATTCATTATTAAGCTTTTCAATTATCTTACATTCCACTGCCTCATTTAAAACAGCAAGACCATTTTTATCAAAGTTCTTCTCTTTTTTTTCATAAATCACAATCATTACAACCACCGCCAATTAGGAATGATTTCTAATTTTGTTACTCCTCCGTTAAAAGTGACTATGTTATTTCCAACATCAAGTATAGGAAACACACCCGCCATGTTGTTGTTGGCATTCAATAGAACTCCGCCTTCAATAAAATATGCTTCCTCAAGTTCACTATCTATGACAACAAAAGTATTGTCTATATCAGTCAATTCAACCTTGCGGCCATTAATAGTAAAGCTTCCACTTCCAGTGCAATACACTTTGATTACTGGCCTGCTTTCAACAGTACCTCTATTTAAAACAGAAGTTCCCATACCCGAAGTAATATCAATAATCTCATTTATTGCTGAATATTTAAAAGGTCTGCAATTAAATATAATCACAAACCTCGAGGAAATTTTCAGGATTATCTCAAAATCAATACTGTTCACAACCTGTGCGATGTACTTTTTATCACTCTGATAGCTAAAAATAAGCTCACTCTCTCCAGAGCCAATGAGCCATGCTTTAATATCGTCTATTCTGTTTTGTATATTACCAACTGCAGCGCACTCAACGGATAATGTTATATCCTCATAAGTTTCCTCATCATATTTTAGGCTTGAGTTTCTTCCAGGAATGTTTATGTATGAAACCCTTCGCTTTGGAGATGGCACGTTAGGTCGTTTCTCAATTAGTATTCCATAGTCTTTATAGCTATCTTTTCCGTTAAATGTAAAACTAAGCACTATGCACCACCCCTTGCCAAGGATAAACGCTGCCTGTAGAACTCAAATTCGTATGCAAGCTGCTCTATATCCTTATCTGTATTGTTATAGAAGTTTTCTATATGAAGTGTAAATCCGCTACCACTGTTGGCACTTTTCCCAAAGATATTTGATTGTCCAACATTTATACCCTCATTTATATCAAAGTCAGTTGGGATAGCATTTTGCATATCTTTGCTGACACTATTCATTGCTTTTTCAAATCCTACACCGATACCTTCACCCATATTCGCACCAAGTCCGGCAAATAAGGTAGATGGTGAATGAATACCAAAGAAATCTTTAATTTTATCAACAATTCCGCCAAAGAAACCTGAAATTTTACTCCATAGCCATGCTCCAGCATCTGAAATCCCCTGCCATAATCCCTTGATGAGATTTCCACCGACTTGTGCTATCTGTCCGATTGAACCTGTGAAGCCCTTTACAAGAGCAGCTATTATCTGAGGTACAGCCTTAACGATTTCAACGATGATTGTCGGCAGATTATATATCAAAGACACCAAAAGTTCTATTCCTGCCTGTATTATCTGAGGGATACTGTTAATGATGGCTGTAACCAGGGAAGTAATAATCTGTGGTATTGCCGCCACCACAGTAGCAATTATAAGCGGCAGATTCTGAACTAAAGCAATCAATAGGTCCACACCAGCATCTACCAATTGTGGGATTGAGTCGAGTATCGCTGTCACTAAGCCATCAATTATTTTGGGAATAGCAGCAACAATGGCCTTGATGATTTCTGGTAAGGCTTTAACAAGAGAAACCAGCAACTTAATCCCTGCATCTATTATCTGGGGTATTGCATTGATGATAAAATCTACGATACCTGAGATAATTGTAGGCAAAGCAACAATCAACTGAGGAAGAGCATCAAGTAGTCCCTGTGCCAAGCCCTCTATAAGCTTCAAAGCAGCGTCTAACAACATCGGCAGATTATCAACCAGCCCTAGCACAATAGTCATGACCGCACTAACTGCAGCAGGAATCAGCTGTGGCAACGCAGACCCTATTCCTTCCACAAGTGCTGTTACAAGTTGTACCGCTGCGCCAATAAGCAGCGGCAGGTTGTCAATCAGCGCCCCTACTATCGTCATGACGGCATCTACCGTGGCTGGGATAAGCTCGGGCAAAAGACTCAGGATTGTGTTCAGCACCTGCGAGAATAGATCTGTGACTGTTTTAAGAAGCATTGGAAGCAGGTCGCCTACAGCTTGTAGTATTGCGCCTGTAGCAGTCGGTAATGCAGCGACAATATTTTCTATTACAGGTACTACGTTTTTAACTACTGCCTGAAAAGCATCCACAAGATTTTGCGTCAAATTTGTCATGTCAGCATCTGCATTGCCAAGGCCAGCTGTAAAAGAGCCAAATGCTGCTTGCAGCAATCCAATGGAGCCGGTAATAGTCTGAGTTGATTCACGTGCAAAGTTGCCAGCATACTGCTCCGTCTTTTCAAAGAACATCTGCATAGCAACTTCGGCCTTTTCAGCGTTTGTTGCCGAAGCCCAGGCAAAATCCAAGCCTTTAGAGAGGGCATATGCTTCAATAGTTGTAGCATTCATCGCAACTCCGAGATTATCCATCATCGTGAAGTTGCCCTTTGCCGCACCAGCTACAGAATCAAGTGCTGTCTGCATGTCTATACCCATGACAGATGCCATGTCCGCCGCCCTTTGCATAGCCTTTTCAGTCAGTTCAAGGCTTTTTCTCTGATCCAGGCCCGAGCCCTGAAAAAGGGCACCCATTTTGTTTGCTGTAGCAAGGTACTCACTTTGCGACACGCCAAGGTTTTTATAGGCTTCCTCTCCAGCTTTCTGAATGGAAGCAGCATATTTACCGAATACAGCCTCCGAGCCGCCGAGGTTCTGTTCCAACTCGCCAAATTGCTGAACAACCTCTTTACCTAACTTTATAGCTGCTGCTCCGGCGGCGACTGCTACAGTCCCCATAGCCGCACCGATGCCTTTGAGGACACCTCCCAACTTACCGAACTTTGCACCAGACTTTTCTGCTTCATCTCCAGTTTCCCTAAGTTCATCTCCAAGTTCATCTGTGGCTCTAGCGGACTCCTCTAACTCCCGCTCCATACCATTAAGTTCAGCTTTGGCATTATTAAGCTGGATTGTCCAATTTTGTGTACGTCTATCGTTCTCACCAAAACTCTCGGAAGCATTCTTTAGAGCCGCTTCCAATGTTGAGATTTTCTCCTTCTGAGCCTCAATCGACTTGTTCAGGATTTCATTCCGAGCGGTTATCGCCTGAATGCTTTTATCGTTTTTATCAAATTCCGAAGCCACAAGTTTCATCTCGCTGCCAAGCACTTTGAAGGATTGATTGATATCACGGAGGGCGTTTTTAAACTCCTTTTCTCCCTCTACACCAATCTTAAGTCCAAAATTGTCTGCCATGGTTAACGCCCTCCTTTCTAAAACAATCCCGGTGGAATTACATCATCAATGCAGAGTTTCCGCTTCGGTTTCGCAAGACCCAAGAATTGGCGGTGACATTCCCACAAATCCATGAGAAGTCCTAATGGTGTGAGCCACGTTTCTTCTTCCGTACGGTTTAGATGCACCGTTCCGTAGTAAAGAAGCCGAGTAAACAATTCATCATCGCTTACTCGGCCTCCGTATTTTTTGGGCCATCTTCACTTTCAATTTCTCTCTTTGTCCCTTTTAACATTGCTTCTGTTATTGCGCTTTTATATGTCCCAAGCTCGAGAGGTGAGGTCAGCAGTTCAACCTCGTCCTCAGTAAGCATATCTTTAGGTGCATCCTTGTTTTTTAAATTGTGAATCAGAATCGACTGATTTGCTAAAAGCGTAATCAGCCATACAATCTCATCCAGCGCCATTTCAAAGTTCTCAGACTTCATTAGTTTCTCGCCAAGGTTCTCCAAGCCGCCATAACGATGTGCGATTTCCTTTGTGGCTC